AGACCCCGGAGCTAAAGGTGGGCTATCAATAATTGACCGAAATGAAAAGGTTCTTTATTGTGATGCAATACCTTATGTTGGGGAAGACCTAGATGCTAGGCGGTTTGCAACGATTCTAAGTCATTACAAGAAGCGATACAACCTGTTTGCAGCATTTGAAAAGGTTGGCGCAATGCCCGGACAGGGTGTTTGCGCCATGTTTTCATTTGGGAAAACTACTGGTCAATTGCTGGCTACTTTGAAAATCTTGGCTATTCCTTATACAGAACCAACACCTACAGCTTGGAAAGAAGTTGTTCTTGTTGGGTTGCCTTGGAAAGCTGATACCGCTAAATACAAGAATGATAAGACTGTTTCAAAAGAAGAAAACGAACGGTTAAAAGCAGAATTTAAAAAAGCGAACTCAGCAAAGAACAGTAAAGCAAAGAAGGATGCAAAGCTTGTTTCCTGTCAGTATGTATTCAAACGATTTCCAAACATTAATATCATGAGAGGTAAAAATCCTCATGATGGAATGGCTGAAAGCTTGTGTCTTGCCGTGTTTGCTCGTTATGACAGATTACCATCGAGATAATTCAATGATTAAATCTGTCGAACTTCAAAACTTTCAACCACATGTTAATACAAAAGTTGAGTTGCATCCATCAATCAACGTAATCCAAGGATTATCTGATTCTGGTAAATCCGCGTTCCTTAGAGGATTAGATGCTGTATTAAGGAAAGCACCGTTCTACTTAAATTGGGATGCTGAAACAGGTAAGAATACAATCGTCTTCGATAACAATGATACAATTTCAAGAAGCTTCACCAAAACAAAGATACAAAAGTGCCCTAACTGTAAAGAGAAGGTTAAATCAGAAGATCAGGTTTGTGAATCATGTGGTGAATTTCTATCAGCCAAAAGTTCTGAAGAGTTCTACATGCTTAATGATGAACGCCGTGATCGGTTTGGTGTTAAACTTCCTGAATTTATTACAGACTTCACTCGGATTAAACCGATTCAGTTCCTTGACAACGAAATCTTTTTGAACTTTGCTGAACAGCATGAACCAATGTTCTTTGTATCTAATCTTTATACAGGTTCATTGCGGAATAAGATGATTTCGACGCTGTTACCTGATTCTGAAAAGATAGATGTTCTGATTAAAGAACTGGTATCTGAGAAGTTAAGCACATCAGCTCAGTTAAAGGTTTACACAAAACAACAATTGATTGCGGAAGAACAGTTGAACATGATTAAGTCTGATGTTGATTTGTTGTCAGATGCCTATAAAACGATTGCGAAGCTGGCAACTGATATCAAACTCATTGAAGACAATTTGAACACGCTGGAAGGTCTGGAAATCGAAATAAATAAGGTTTCACCAGTCATCACATATAGGCCGACTATTGATAACTTTAAGACCAAGTTAGATGCAGCAATCGTCATGATTGGCAAATGTCAGAACATTGAAACAGGCTATAAAACCTTAAAAGAATTAGAAAATAGATTGCAATCATTATCGAAATATGATAGCATAGATATGATGGAATTTGCTCTGTTTGATGAGGTCGAAGATGAAATCAACGAACTTGCCGAGAAAATAGATGTTGGTATGAAGCTGATGGCGGTTATTGCAAAGATAGCCAATATTGTAACTGCTGAGATACCAGTCTTTCCAGATGTTGAATTTCCTGATTCTTTACAATTTAAGCTCGACCAGCTTGAATGTATTGATTACAATCTAACCACATTGGAATCCAGATTTAAAGAGTATAAAAAGGATAAACAGATTATTTTAAAAGAGATTGAATCTTTGAAAAAAGAATTGGATTCTGATAAAATGATTTGTCCAATTACTAATCAGAAATACTGCGAAAGTTGTATTGAGACAATTAAAAATGATCTTACAGCATAAGACCCAACCAAATATCTGCGATGTGTGTGGTAAAAAAGATGTTATTGCGCATTTTCATACTGTAACAGATGAGTGGATTTCTCTTTGTTATGAGTGCCAGAAGTCTGTTACATCAATCTTTTTCTCAACGTCCCCTGAAAAACGGTTGAAATCTATAATGAATGGTTTAAAAGATAAACATGGACAAACTGATATACATTCCTGATCCTCATTATGGGGCACGACCAATTAGCCGCAAGGATAATTACAACAAAAGCATCTTAAATAAGCTTGAGCATGTTTTCAAGGTTGCTCGTAAAAACAAATGTGTGGTTGTAATTGGTGGTGATTTGTTTGATAAGCCAAGCCTTTCAATGTTGGTATTCATTGAACTTTTGATGCTTTTCGAAAAGTATTCAGATGTGAAGATGATAATCCTTCGTGGTAATCACTTCCACGATGGTTCACCTGAATCATCACCATTAACAATGATGCGGATGTTTTTGTATAATATTACTGTTTCTGATGGTCGGGATTACTTAGACTTACCAACAACAAGATTAATCTTCGCAGATAATGTAACAGACCCAAATACACGAGATGAGTTTCTTTCATCTGAATTAACGAATGTGTTATTAACACACCATATCATTGTGAAAGACCCTGTTATTTATAAGCACTATCTAATCGCCGATTTAAAAACAAATGCTGATTATGTATTGCTTGCAGATTATCACCCAGAACAGGGCATTATCCAGCGGGGCAAAACAACATTCGTATCAACCGGTGCATTAGCAAGAAGAAAAAATACATCACACGATGTTGGTCGTGTTCCCAAGTTTGCTTATCTTTCTGATAAAGGCGTAGTTCTCAAAGAAATACCATGTGAAACTGATGTATTCATTGAGAAGATCATTGATGATACACCTGAAGTTAATGTTCTTGAGAATGTTAAACAAATGGTTGAACTAATGGATACAAGCATCATGAGTGAGAACTTGTTTAATGCCCTTGATATATTTGCCAAGTCAACCAAAGTTGATGACGATGTAATTAAATTTGTAAAGGAACGATTATAAAATGGAACTTAATGAACTGAAAGCAAAGTTTGAAGACCTTAAAAAGCGATTAACCGCTGTAGAAAAGACAATCACCGTGGCCGAAACCCAGAGAAAATCATTGGTTGAACGGGTTAAAACCGAGTTTGGTATCGAGCCAGACAAAGTTAAAGAAACCATTGAAATAATGAAAACCGATATTTCAACAATGAAAACCAAGTTGGAATCAGCTCTTACATCATTTGAAACAACCTTATCAGCAGTTGAGAAAACTATCAATGAGTGACTTACATTCTCGTTTAATTAAGGTTCAGTCCTATAAAGAACACCTTGAAAGAACGATTAAGACAAGCAAAGAACAGGTTGTATTGAACGAAGAAAACCTTGATAAGTTTTCAAAAGCTCTTGATTTCCTGTATAGCTTTTCTGAGTTTACAAGGAATGAAGTGAAGTCTAAACTCGAAAATTTGTCAAATTTGGCATTAAAGGCTGTTTTCCCTGACAAAAAGATGGAGTTTAAGGTTATACCAAACCGGAACAAAAAAGGTTTGTTCTATGATCTTTACATCAATACCGATGGTAAAATAACCCCACTCAAGGATTGTAAGGGTGGTGGTGTTCTTGATATCATCAGCTTGTGTCTCAGGATTTCTTACTTGAGAATATTTAAAGGATCGTTAAGACAGGTTTTAATTCTTGATGAACCTTTCAAAAACTTGGATGCTGTGAGATTACCATTTGCTATTGATTGGATATCTATTACATCAAAACAAATGGGGATGCAGATGATTATAGTGACTCACTTAGAAGACTTGATACATAAAGCAGATAAAGCGATAAAGGTAGAACAGGAAAATGGCATCAGCAAAGTCTACGAAGTTAAAGGCTGAACAAAAGCAAAAAGACCAGCTTTTGTTATCACTTGGTTACGCTAAGTGGATTCCAAGGGTAATCATGGTTCCAACGATCTTTTATAAGAAGATTGCAATCCTTTATGAGACTGTCTTTAAAGATGCAACCACCATTACCGCGTTTACATCATACATATTCCAAATCGGAATAGACCTGTTCTGGCAATTAAAAGGGAAATTTGGGGTAAATAGTTTTGGTGAGTTTTTGAGAATAAGGGAATTTTTGTTCGACAACCTCAATGAGGTAATGCGGATGTATTACAAAGATGAAGTGCTCACCACACTAGAGGCCGTTAACGGGGCAAGAAGCGTTTTAAAAAAGAAGAACGACACAGAACAAGCAAAGTTCCTAGAATTCGTTAAGAAGCACCGCAAACGTGTGTTAAATGGGCGTGTTCTTTTAAGAACAAAAGACTTCCTGATATTAGATAGATTATACCGAAGGTTAAATAAAAGATATGTCACTCATCAGATTACTAAATGAAATAAAAAATGAGCCAAGAACCAGCGTCAAGGTTAAGCTATTACGAGAATATAGCAATCAAGATGAACTGGAACGCTTTCTTGTATACGCGTATTCTAACCGTGAAATATTCGGACTGACATCGGCAGGGCTTCGTATTCCTTGGGCATATGGGCTTAATGAAGATATTCCATTTGATATATTTGAAAAGATCAAAGTAACACCCGGAAGAAATGATAAGGCCAAACTGTTAAGAGATGGTCTGACACTTCGCAAGAAGGAAGTGATTGATTACATTCTTAAAGCAATTGATAAAGACTTAAATATTGGTATTAACAGAAAACTGATAAATACGGCTTTCGGCAAAGAAGTGATCCCTGATTTCGGGTGTATGTTGGCCTTTAAGCAAGATGAAAAGCGGTTTAATCGAGCATTCTCTGATCTTGAGTGGTGCTACTATAATGTGAAGGTTGATGGAATACGAGCTGTCGTAACAGTTCAATCATCTGATATTATTGAGTTCAAATCAAGAGATGGTAAAGAGTTACAACCATTCTTGGTAGAAAATATTAAATCAGAAATCGCCAGACATATAGAACAATTCATAGGTCTTGAATTAGACTGCGAAATATCCAGTACTCACTTTCAAAAGCTGATGAGGATTGTAAATAGAAAGAACGTTGATATGTCGTCTATTTACATTCGCAACACAACAAAGTTGAGCATCTTCGATATCAAGAGTCTTGGACACTTACCTTTGTTTGAACGAGTTGCCTTTATGGAAGCCCTTGAAAAGAAGATAGACTCACCAAAGATTAAGTTCCTTAAATACTTTAAGGTAAAGATGGATTACAACTTGATAGCATCCATTGCTCGTAAATACATCGCTGCTGGTGCTGAGGGAATTATCATTAAAAATCCCTATTCATCATACCAGACAAAGAGAAGCAATGATTGGTTAAAGTTTAAAGACAAGAACACAATTGATTTGAAAATTATTGGGTATTACCCCGGAGAACCCGGAACAGAAATCGAGCATTGTTTAGGTGGTATTATCCTTAAATATAAAAATACAGAACTTCGCTGTGGTTCAGGCTTTTCTGAAAAAGAAAGGGTTGATTTTTGGACTATAAAAGAAGAATTGCTTGACAAAATCACTGAAATAAGTTACATGGAAGAGACAAAGACTGGTAGTTTAAGACATCCAGTTTTTGAAAGATTTCGATTCGATAAGGAGACAACCGATGACTAAGAAATACCCGATTATGGACGCTGTAAATGGTAAAGAAAAGCTACTTGTTTTGTCTATTACAGACAAACGTGGTGAAATGTTTGATCTGGTTGTACCATACATAAATCCAGCAACCATCTTCAGCAATGGATTTTTAAAGATTTGTGCGTATGAAGCAATGAAGCGACGATTGACTTTGAAAGACAGTCATATCCAGACAACTCGCAAAGAACGCGAATTTGTAATCACCAGCTCAATGATTGCATCGGAAAGCTATTACAGCGCGGCAAACATTGATAATATCGTTGTGATCAGTGCCGATAATGTTGAATTGTATGATTCAATGAAGCTGGCTCTTGAAGATATCATTTCAAAAATTGAAACTACTGAAAAGGAAATAGCCAAGAAATAATCTTGACATAAGTTAAATACGTTGATATATTGATTTTATGAATTTTCCCGATAAGGAGTATCTATGAATAATCTTGAATCTTATATATCAACCATCGACAATAACAGTGCTGTTGTAAAAGGTGAGCTTTATAAGCTCCAAAACAACAAAGTGAAGAAAGCCGGTCTTGTTGCTCGTAAGGCGTTGATGGCTATTATCAAATCAGCTCATGCAATGAGAAAGCTTATACAGGCCGATGTTGCTGCTATGCCGATTGTAAAAAAGAATATCACGCCTGAAAAGCTGAAAGAAATGGCCGCTAAACGCCAGATTACTTTCAATGAAAAGAAAGCAAAAAGGTTGGCTGCTCTCAAGAAGTAAACACGAAAGGTAAACTAATGAGTACACGAGTTTCTATAATTGATGGAAATAACTTTTTCCATAGAACATTCTGGCAAAACTGTGATGTTAAAAACTTCTCAAAGTCTTTAAAAGGTGTTGTAAATACATGGCTGCTCATGCGGCAGAACTCTCTTAAAAACCAGAGAGTAATCATGGTATTTGATACTTGTAAAAGCGAAAGAAGATTGAATCTGTTTCCTGAATACAAAGGACACCGAAAGACATCACTTACACCAGAACAGTATGAGATGTTTCAAAAAGTTTTTCCTGTCTTTATAGAAATCTGTAGAAAGTCTGGCCTTAATGTATTAGATGGTGATGGTTACGAAGCAGATGATTACATAGCTTTGTTGTCGTTCATGCTTCGTAACAACCATCTTGTTACAATTATCTCAACCGATGGTGACTTCCCACAGTTAATTGATGATCGTATCTCTGTTTATAACCCTAATCAGAAGGTGACTATTACCAAGGAAAACTTTGAAAATATCTTTGGTTTCAAGCAGAAATATTACCTTGATTATAAGTGCATGACAGGAGATACATCAGACAATATTCCGAATATTGCTGGTGTTGGTGAAAAGAAAGCAACCGATTACATTCTTGAATACGGGACATACGAACAGATTGTTGAAGAACTGAAGATGAAAAATGCTGGTAAAAAGAAGCCATCTGTCATTGAAACCAGAGTTATTGAAAGTGCTGATCTTATTAAACGTAACCGCGAACTAATGGATTTAAACGTTGTTAAAACCGATATGGTTCTACGTGGTTTGGTTAAACAGAAGGTACAAGGCCAACGAAGATTTGATAGAACCGACCTGTTTAAATACCTCTGTGAACATGATATCAGTGATATGATCAAAGAATTTGATAAGTGCAAGATTTAAACTTACAAGAGATTGTTGGTGTTGATGATAAGGTTGATATTAGTAACTTTATCATGACCGGATTTTTAAATTCAATTTCTAAGTGTGAAACACACAAGGAAATTGTTGGTAAAATAAAAAATAACAATCTTCTTAATCATAAACAAAAACTTGCGTTGCTGCGGTATTTCAGACATAATGAATTATATACACAAACTCTTTTTAATGCTCAAAACTTAATGCGGTATGTGAGACAGTGTTTAAAATACTTGCCTCTTACGGCAGATCAAAGGATGGAAATGGAATATGTCTTTAGTAAAATTTACAAAGACCGATTTAAAAACACTCGATCAAAATGCCGATAAAATGAATCAGATTGATAAACAGCTTGTCGATGTACGCAAGAAAGCTATTTTCCAAGCTTTAAGCTCTGCTACAACGGCAAGGATTGCGATGATCCAAAATACCCAACGATGGTTGGGTGATATGGAAAAAAAGATTTTTAATCCTGCGTTTATAAATGATCTTGATCCTGCCAAAGCAATCTCATTGTTTAAGTACCTCAATAACCTCAATTTAAAGGTTTTGATAGAGACTGACAAGCTAGAGATCGTATTGAACAACTATATCCAGTCAGGTGCCCTTGAAATGGGCGCAGAATTGAATAAAGACAACGCAAAAACTACCGATATTAAGCAATTGAAAAATGATATTATGACAAAGCTTTCAAGTATTCTCAAAACGAATACAAGCGATGCTGTTGTTGTAGTTGATGAATTAAAAGAAAAAGAAAAAGAATTTAAAGCAATTGATGATGAGTTAAATACAGACATGCAACCAGAAGATAAGTTACCAGAATCTATTGTTGATCTTGAAACAACCACAAAGACCGAAGAGAACGCAATGGATGATATTGATTTACAACTGAGCAAGATAGATTTAAGTTGACAAAAAAAATACCCCTAGTACCGCATTGGTACTAGGGGTATTTTTATCCTCGTTTTCCTGCGTTAATTTCCACGAACGCGCCACGTATAAACATTGCACTAGATGTCAGTATTGATGGACAGATGATGATTAAAACAAACAAACCAACGGCATTATTTATCACAAACAACAAGACCTTACATGTTAAATAGAACATATAGAGATTCCAAGTCAGTTGTAATAAGATAATACAGACTTCGAAAAGGTCAACACAACGTTGTAGGATTGTGCTTATAAACCCCATCATACGATATTACTCTACATCATCTGTATCGAAGATGTTTGGTAACTCTTCCAATGGGTCTTTCCGTTCATCATAGGTTTCACAACCACTTTCAACTACAATGTTTTCGGAAACAATTGAGTACCGTATCAAGTCTTCCTGTGCA